TTCATGAACTTCTGGACACAACACTATCCAGATGTTGTCACTGGTTGGAACACTGAGTTCTTTGATATTCCCTATCTTATCAATCGTGTTACTAAGGTTCTTGGAGAAGACAGAGCGAAGGAGTTCTCTCCTTGGGGTTTGATTAGTTCTCGTAAGGTTTACAATCATGGTCGTGAACAACAAGTGTACGATATCACTGGTGTTGCAAATCTTGACTACCTACAACTATATCGTAAGTTTACTTACACAAACCAAGAGAGTTATGCACTTAATCATATTGCATTTGTAGAACTTGGTCAGAAGAAAAATGAAAATCCATACGAGACTTTCCAAGATTGGTACACAAAAGATTATCAGTCTTTCCTAGAATACAACATTGTTGACGTTGAACTTGTTGACCGTCTGGAAGACAAGATGAAGTTGTTGGAACTTTGTTTGACTATGGCTTATGAAGCGAAGGTCAACTTTGAAGATGTATTCGGTCAAGTTAAATATTGGGATGTCCTTATTCACAACTATCTCAAGAACAAAAAGATTGTTATCCCACAAAAGTCTCATCAATCAAAGTCTGACAAGTATGAGGGTGCATATGTAAAAGACCCACAAGTTGGTCAACACAAATGGGTTATGTCTTTTGACTTGAACTCATTGTATCCACATTTGATTATGCAATACAATATGTCACCAGAAACACTTGTTACTGGAGATTACCTAAAACTTGCAGATGACAAAACCTATGTTAACGAGATGTTGCGTGAGGTTGATTTGGATATTCCAGACCATACAACAATCACACCAAACGGTGCGTTGTATCGTAAAGACAAACTTGGTTTCTTACCAGAGATGATGCAAGACATTTATAATGACCGTACTGTTTACAAGAAAAAGATGTTGAAGGCAAAACAAGATTACGAAGATACAAAAGACCCCAAGTATCTAAAGTTTATTAGTCGATACAACAACATTCAGATGGCACGAAAGATATCACTCAACTCAGCTTATGGTGCGATTGGTAATCAATACTTTCGTTACTATGACCTTGCGATTGCAGAAGGTATTACAACTGCTGGTCAGTTGTCAATTCGTTGGATTGAGAAAAAGATTAATCAGTATCTAAACAAACTGCTAAATACTGATAAGGATTATGTGATTGCATCTGACACAGATTCAATCTATGTTACATTTGATGAATTGATTTCTAAAGTAAAACCAAACAATCCTATTGACTTCCTTGATACGATTGCAAAGGAAAAGATTGAACCGTTTATTGACAAGTCGTACAAAGAACTTGCAGACTATGTTCATGCATATGACCAAAAGATGCAGATGAAAAGAGAGGTGATTGCAGACAAAGGTATCTGGACTGCAAAGAAAAGATATATCCTCAATGCGTGGGATGTTGAAGGTGTTCGTTACCAAGAACCTCAGTTGAAGATTATGGGTATTGAAGCTGTCAAGTCTTCTACGCCTGCACCATGTCGTGCAAAGATTAAGGAAGCACTAAAGATTATTATGTCTGGAGATGAGAAAGAACTAAATGATTTTCTTATTGAGTTTCGTAAAGAGTTTGATAGTCTTCCACCAGAAGAGATTGCATATCCTCGTTCTGTCAATGGTGTCAAGAAGTTTTACTCTGATAGTTCAATCTATCGAAAAGGCACACCCATGCACATCAAGGGAAGTCTTGTTTACAATCATATGGTTAAGGAACGTAAACTTACTAGGAAGTACACACTGATTCAGAATGGTGACAAGATTAAGTATCTGGAGTTGCGTCAACCTAATCCACTTGGTTGCAATGTCATTTCCTTCCCAGCTAAGTTACCAAAAGAACTTGACATTTTAAAGTATGTAGACTATGATAGTCAATATGAAAAGAGTTTCATTGACCCACTTTCATTTATTACCAACAATATTGGTTGGAAGATTGATAGGTCATTTGGAACACAAACTACACTTGAGGACTTTTTTAATTGAACCAAGAATTATATGATTTATTAAAACGAAATGTTGACCATACTGGTCTTCCAGTAATGCAGAAAGAATTATTTCTTAATACTACAGAAAAGTATGGTAAAGAAGAGTTTCGTAAAACACTTGCAGATTTTATTACAAAAGAAAAACCACCCTATCCACTCAAAGAATATAATATGGAAAAGGTAGTTGATAACTTTCGTAAACTACAAAAGGCAGATTTCACAAAGTATTTAAGTCAACCAGATAATGTTATGGAAAAGTTTGATGACTACAAATATTCCTATGACAAATACGGATTAGGTGTAATTGATGGGCCTTCTACTTTTAACTATTGTGCAGACTCTTTTATGAATGACCTAAGAATGTCTTGTGGTTCTTATGGTTTTAAATCTCCAGTACAAAGATGGAATGATGGTGATAATATCTGGGGTGCGTTTGGGCCTATCTGGAGAGGTGTAAACGATAGTCAATCACTACAACCAAAAACTTATACAATGTCATTTAGACTTGGTACTTACATTGCAACACAGTTTAAACCTATTGTTGCGAAAACAATCTACAATATGACAGATGCAAAAACTGTATTAGATACATCTATGGGTTGGGGTGATAGATTAACTGCGTTTTATGCTTCTAATGCAACGCACTATATTGGTTGTGACCCAAACCCTAATACTTTTGCAAGATATCAAAAGATGATTGACTTCTATGATAAACTTACTGGTGGTAAGAAAACTGTGCAGATGTATAATTGTGGTGCAGAAGATATGCCTTGGGATGAGATTAATAATGTAGATTGTGCATTTACTTCACCACCATACTTTTCTACAGAAAGATATAATGAAGGTGGTGATAAAGAAGAGCTACAATCATGGTTCAAGTTTAATGAATATGAATCTTGGAGAGATAATTTCTATCTTCCAGTATCACAAAATACTTTTGATTCACTAAGTGACACTGGTGTTATGATGATTAATATTCTAGACCCAAAAGTAAAAGGTAAAAGATATCGTTCTGGTGATGAACTTGTAGATATGTTACTTCCACATTTTATGGGTCAAGTTGGTATGAGAATTATGCAACGTCCACAAGGTGCATCTGTATTTAAAGATGAGGATGGTAATTTTGATAAAGAAGCTATGGATGAGTTCATGGAGAAAACCTATATAGAGAATATATGGTATTTCAGTAAAGATAAATCTAAAGATATCTTTAGACATATCAAGAGAAATACACTTGAAGGATTCTTTTCATGAATTATGCTACGATAAATGATTTTGATGAAGTGTGGAATATATTTCAAGAAAATAAAAAATGGTTTCCTCATGTAAGAACATCTCATGTTAGGAACAGATTAAATTGGGGTCAAGTTATTTTACAAGATGGTGTAGTTATTACTCAACAAGAATATAAAAAGAATGGAAAGATTGGAAAGGATTCTGATGTTTCTGTTAAAAAAGGTGATTATATAATCCATCAAATAATTAATTCAAATCCTAAAAATGGAAATGCAAAAAAAGTAATAGAAGAATACTTTGACCATGTAAATCAAAATGTATATCTAACAGTTCGTTCTGAGAACATTCCTGCTAACAAATTTTATGAAAAAGTTGGTATGACTAATGTTGGATATATTAATTGGTCAAAGGGTAAAATGCCTGGAAACGTATGGCTAAAAAGACTTGACAAATAACACACTATCTGTTATTATAAGAATAATCAATAGAAAAGGTTTCTATTGATTCGATAAGAAACCGAATGGTTCGGTTTCACTTAGTAGAACAAGGAGATACAAATGGCTACTAATAATACAAGCATCATGTTTGATGTAGAACGCTCGCTAAGAGAATCACCCCCAAACTATCCAAAGGGAATTACGTTTAAGAAGCGTATTGTTACCAATCGTAACAATCTTATTCGTCAGTTCCAACCTCGTAACCTTACATTGCAGATTGATAATATTGCACCAATTCGTATTTCTTACGAAGTGAATGGTATTCTTTATGACCAGCCAGTAAAGGCAACTGAGGTAAATCCAAAGGACAGTAGGAAGTTAAATCTTCTTGCTGGTTATACTAGGGATGCAGCCGAAGAAGAACTTGGTTGGGATGCAACTATGGTAGATGTAGTTGAGTTTGACACTCCTCGTACTCGCCGTGAGTTCATGTATACAACTAACATTGTTCAGAATCCTCGTACTGGAAACACTAACGCTGATTTGGCAAAGGGTATTGTTGATGCAATTAACGAAGGGTCAGTGGAGAATGATGACGTAGACATTCTTGCATTTCTTGATGTAGTTGCTGCTGATAAGTCTGAAAAGCAGAAGTCTGCAATTCTGAAACTTGCAAGGAAGTTGAAGTCACCTTATGCAAATATGGTGCCTTATGATGGGCCACGAGCAAACGCTAGGTTAAAGGAACTTGGATATCAGTACGGTGGTCAGTCTAACAAGGACGTAGAAGGTATCGCATATGCAAGACCTACTGGTTATTCAAAGGGTGTATTTTGGGATGCGTTGGAAATCGCAAAGAAGTATGGTGGAACTACGTTTGCACCAGTAACTATTTACGGTTACATTGAGAATCCAAAGCCTAATGAACTTGAAGCAGACCGAAAGTCATGGTTGGAAGATTTCAAGAAGATGGAAGAGAAGATGATTGATATTGTTGCATTTGGTATGGATATGAATATCATGTCAGTGCGAGAAGATATCAAGTCACCTTTTGTCTTTGGTGGGTTCTTACCACAAGATATCACTACAAACTCTTCAAACAAGATTCGTGAAATTGACCTTGTAGATGAGTTTGGCAATCCTTTTGTAAAGACTTGACTTTCAAAAGAATATAGTGTATATTATGATAAAAATGAGGGGTAGCTTTTGCTACTCCTCACTGTAAAGGAGATACAAATGGATGATAATTTATTAAAAGATTATCAAGAATTCGTTGATGAAGTATCCAGTGATGCAACTAAGAACATTGATGATTTTGGTGATGCAGTTGATATTATAGAAGAACAAGGTGTAGAACCAACAAGGTTACTTACTGC